GAAGATTTGAGTCTGAGGCTGACAGAGTAGGCGAACAGTTTGATATGTCTCGCTTTGCAAACCTTGACGCCATCAACCGAGATCAAACGCTCATAGATCAGTTGACTGGACTTGTTGACGTAGGGCGAATCGGTGCAGAAGGGTTGACTGGAAACACCTCAGCCTTTTCAACGCTAGGAGGAAACGTGTATTCTCAACTTGGCGATGCTATGGGGTATGAAGGGTTAAGGCGAGGAGATCGATTCAGCAATGCAATCGGTGGATTATTTTCTAAAGACAAGAAACAGGCATAGCGCAGGAGCTAAGTAATGGCGAACAGACTTCAAAGAATCATGGCGATGGATCAGATGATCCAAAATCGCAATATGCCTCAGCAGGGGATGCAGAATGTTTTTAATCCCACAACAGGAACATTTGTAAGCGTACCCTTTCAGACTGATCCTAATTTTAAAGGGCGCAGGACGGTTATGACTCCCTCTGGCCCTCAAGTGTTACCGGGATTTAAAGGAGTAGAAAACCCCTATCGACAACTAGGTCGAGGTGTCAGGAATCTACTCGGCAACTTGTTTGATCGTGGATCACTTAGACGAGAAGAAAGAAAACGAGAGCAAGGCATGGAACAAGCAGATCAAATGCTTGATACGATGGATCCGTCAGTTCTTCAGCGTCCTGAGTTTGATCCAGTACCAGACAATCAAGCAAGAATTGACGAGCTTCAAAAAAGAATCAATCGTCCAATTATGCGTGGCCCTGCGCCCCTGCCTACCTTTGACATTTCTAGGGTTAGAGGGCAAACAGCAAAACTTTCTCAAGAAGACAAAAATATTGAAAACTTTTTACCTACTGGCGTTACGTCAGACGGAAGAATTGTAAACGGTCAAACGACTACCAAAGCAACAAGAGAGCAATTACGAACAGCATTACAAGATAGAAAAAGTTTAGAAGGGGTCGATCAAAGAACTAAAGACTTGCGAGGAGAATTTAGAAAAGCTACAGATCAGTTTTCAAAAATCGATCAAGCTTTTGGTCGGCTACAAGGAAGTCTTACAGGTACAGGGGCAGGGGATTTGTCTTTAATTTTCCAATACATGAAGATTTTAGATCCCGGCTCAACAGTAAGAGAGGGAGAGTTTGCAACGGCACAAAATTCAGGAGGCGTGGACGATAAAGTAAGAGGTTTATATAATCAAATTGTAGACGGAGCGCGTCTCGCTGGTAGTCAAAGAATTGACTTTTACGAACGATCTAAAGATTTATACAACGCTGCAAAAGAGGGATATAATTTAAACGTTGCAACTTATAACGATCTGGCAGAAAAGTCTAAAGTCAATAAAAATTTAGTTACTTATGATAGGGCAACGTCAGCAGCAGCAGGAGATAAAATAAACATAATTTTAAGTGGATTAGATGAGTCTGAATTGAACTCCCTAACCAATGAAGATTTAAAAAGGTTAGGCGGTCAGGATTTAGTCAATAGAGTTGCAAAGTTTAAACAAGGTGGAGGTGAAAGTTCTGCTGACCCATTTGGTTTTTCTACCATGCCACTAGTCACGATTGAAAAAATTGCAAGTCAAGATCGACAATCTTTATTAGATAGTTATGGTCAAGAGTTTGTAGATGCTTTAGTAGCAGAGTTAACTAGAAGAGACGAGCAAAAATAATGGCTACTTTACTTGAAGAAATACGATCTCGAAAAAAGTCAGATAACTCTCAATCTCAAGAATCTGAAATTCCAACTTTAGAGGAATTTGCCCCAACTAGAACTTTGTTAGATGAAGTTAGAAATCAACAGCCAGATATTGCAAAAGGAAGAAGGCAATTATTTAGATCAATTACGCCTCAAGCAGTTGATGATTTTGTTGACAGATTTCCATCTGAAACACCTTTAGACGAATTGTTTAAAGACGTACCGGGAGGGTTAGAAGGAGCGAGAGGCGTGGCAGATGTTGTGCTTTCAGGTGCAACCTCAGTTATTCCTGCGATTGGTAATGTGGTCGGGACAGTTGAAGGATTTGGAAAAGCTCTATCAGATGGCAGTTTTGGAACACAAGAAGGCGCAAGAAACATTCAAAGAACTGCAGAGCAAAGGGCTGAAGCGTTTGGTCGTAACCGATTGATTCCGTTTTATGAGCCTCCCTCAGAAGCAGGAAAGCAATTACAAGAAAATTTAGGTAGATTTGCTGGAAGATATTTACCTCCATTTTTATCTGGTGGCCCTAGTCAGTTTCTTACTGGCAGACAACCAACAATTACGAAAAAAGAGGAAACTGCAAATAGAATTAGATCAGGGGATCAAAGTGCAGAACTTGCGAAAACTAAAATTCCAGATCCCGAAGGTTTTACTAAAGATAAAACAATAGAAAAAGACAGAGAAGCTATCGAAGTAATAAAACAAGGGCTTGATGAGTCAAAAGTTCAAATGATTAAACAAGCATCAATTCCTGATAAAGAAAGAATGTTAGAAATGGTCAATTTGAGATCAAAGGGATTAACTAACTATAAAGAAGAGCAATTAGATAGAGCAAGCGATATACCGGGACAGGCTTTATTCAATAATATTACAAAATTAAGAACTGCAAAAACTAAAGCAGGACAAGAGGTAAAAAAAGAAGCCAACACTTTGAAAGGCGTTTCTATAGATAACGATCAAGAAGTTTTAAATATCGGTAATAGATTTATAAATGATCTTTCTGAAGATTTAAATATAGAATTTGATCGAAATTTAAACCCAATTTTTGAAGGCACAACACTTGTTGAAATAAACCCAACGTCTCAAAATTTAATTAAGAAAATTTTTACTATTGCAAAAAATCCAAAAGACGCTAAAGGGTTGCATGATCTCAAACAAGCAGTAAACGAAAAACTTAATTATGACAAAAAACAACCCGGAGGGGTTGCAGGGAGTACAGAGAGAATAATTAAAGATTTTAATCGAGATATAAATAATTATTTAAGAAACAAAAGCGACAGTTACGCTAAAGCAAACGATAAATTCAGTATTATTACAGATGCAATAGACAGTTTTAAAGATATTGCACCAGCAAAAACAGATTTCGACTCCATTACAACTTCAAAACAATTTGGCGTTTTATTAAAAGGTTTAACTTCAGACAGAATGACAAGGGCGCGTTTGCTAGATGCGATTAACAAAGTTCAAACGGTTGGAGGCATAAAGGATCAGAATTTAGTAACTTTATCTCTTTTTGCACAAAATTTAGATGATCTTTTAGGAAGGCCAAGTGCTGTTACTGGTTTTCGGGGAGAAACTCAAAGAGGCATTGAATCAGCATTAGAAAACACTATGTTAGGGCAGCCGACAATGATGCAAACAGGAGTCAACCTAGCAAAAGGCGCAAGGGATAGAGTAAGAGGCATCAATCAAGAAAATGCTCTCCAATCCATCAGAAACTTACTTGAACGAGATTTGCGAGAAAACAGACGCAGACAATCAAAGTCTAAAGAGATAGTCCCTAGAAACTAAACATCCTCTGGCGTTGGATCTCCCCAATTATTCGCAACCTTGTACACGCTCGTTTGTTTCTTGATCTTAAAGAACCCCTCATGCTCCGGGTATGTTTCTATGAACGCTCTGGCGTAAAAGGGAACATGATTGTTTGAGATTTTAAAATCAGTGGTGTTGTCACTGGTAATAATTTTGCTCCACCTAATTACCTCAAAGATTGCTTTAGCCGAATACTTTGGTTCTTTAGCAATCATCTGAAAGGTGTGTTTAACAAACTCTTCCCAGATGTGAGGGTTGTTTTTGTGAAAAGCTTCAAACTGTTCCTGCATCTCTTCAAGTCTATTCATGCTACCTCCTAAAATGGTATATCATCATCAACAAGTGGTTGGTCTTTTGGTGACAAGAATTGGAAGCTAAAGGCTTTGATGATTGTAGAATATCTCCTCTCTCCTTCCTTCTCCCATTCCCTATACTGAATCTTGCCCTCGACATATATCTTTGAACCTTTCTTGAGCGTGTCGGCTGCCTCGGCTATTGCCCCTCTGAACTCTACTTTGTGCCATTCAGTTTGCTCTTTTCTTTCACCTTGAGAAGTTTTCCACTTGTCTGAAGTAGCAAGGCTGATGGTCATGGTCTTAGTACCATCCTCCCAGTATTTGATATCTGGATCTCGGCCAAGATTCCCCACCAAAATCACTTTATTCACTGACATTGTTTGCCTCCGTTATGTTGATTTTTTTGTAAGTCGATGACTTGGAAAAATACGGTTCGAGTTGCTTATAAAGATTCGGATCTTCCTCTTCCAACTTTTTAAGATTAAGAGATCCTTTTTTTTGAACAGTTTTAACTGTCACTCCAAACCCAAAACACTCGCCCTGATTTTTAAGAGTTTCGCCTATTGCGTCTAACTGGGCTTTGATTGCCTTCTCTTGTTTCTTCAGGCTCTTGTACTTAGTCGCCATGTCCCCAAAAGCCTCATCTGTTCTTTCAGATTCAAACTTGTTCCATGCCTCTATGAGTTGGCTAAAGTGATCCTCAGTAATATGACATTCCTGAAGTCTGGTTCTATCCTCGTCATAAGTGTACAAAAACGTCCGTTCAGCCCCGGAACAGAGTTTTTGGTGAACTAATTGCCAAAATGTAGGGTGCTTTTCGTCCAAATCGTCCCAGTACGCACTAGAAGGGCTTGAGGGACATTTTATCTCTACGATGACCTCTACCCCTTCCAGTTCGCCAAAAGCGTCCAGAGAGGCTCCAAATAGCCCCATTTCGTAACAACGTGGCTCCAAATGTATTCCAAGGTGTTCCCCTACTGCTGCCCTAGCAATAGGCTCCATGTTCGACCCTCTGACCATCGCCTCGTTAACAAAAGTGGGTTTCTTGTCTGCCTTCTGCTTTCTCAAAGCGTTTTGGGATTGATGAGGATTGACGTTCATAACGGTGGGAGTTTCAGAGGCGGTACGGAGTGACTCACGCCACTCCAACCACTCCCGGGAACCTTGCTCTAAAAAGACTCGTTTATTCTCCATCAGTGACAGCCTTTTGAGTTGCTTGATCTATAGCTCTTTTTAGCTTCGCCTCAATCTGTGCGTCAGTCATCTTCTCTTTACGCCAGTTCTCAATTGTCTTGGGATAAACTATTTTGGCTTCGAGAGCTTTAGCAATAATTCCACTCTCTTTAACTTCTTGCTTGGGCATTGTGCCAATTTTCTTGATTTGTTCTTTGGTGCTTTTCTTGTGAGTGGCTTCTGCACCATTCCCATCATCGTCTTCATCAGATCCGATTCCGCAAGCTGTAGCAAGTGAGTATCTTTTTGCGTATGTCAGGGCAGATCCGTAACCTTGAGGCGAGTTCTTATCCAGTGGCACAGTCGTAAGCCCAAAGCTCATCTGACCATCCGGGCCGTGGAAGATTGTCTCAACACAAACAGCGTTCTCTCGCTCGTGTACTTTTTGTTGATAGAAAATGCCGTTCTTGTTGAGAGGCTCCTTAACTGCATCGATGATAGCCTCTAGCGTGGCATACGTTGATTTAAAGTGAGGATTTGGTTTGTCTTTTACAGCGTGAGTGATCTCTGACTGAGCCTTTACGAGCGCAGTCATAAAGGCTTGTGTTTCTAGATTTTTGTTTATCTCTAACATATTAGTTCCCCTTGATTGAACATTGTGGTTGAAGGTTTTTATAGTCCGGATGGATACCATCACAAACGTCTTTAAAATACTGCTGTTCTTGAATTAGCTCGTCTTGATAGTCCTGATTGCCAATCAAACCAAGAGCTAAAAGGATCGCTGCAAGGATGCTTAGGTTCTTTAGGCTCATAGGTTATGCTCCCTTACAATTCTCAAAGCCTCAGAACAATCATTTCCTACTGAAAGATCGTGCGACGCTGCTTCAAACTTTAAATCATCTTTCCATTGATCGTAGTCTTCAAGGATGCTTTCAAGAAGTTGCAGAGGATTGTCGCTCTTAGATTTGTCATCAACAGCCTCTTTAATGGTTTCGACTAAACCATCTTCAGCGTTAATAAATTCAAACCACAAGCTATATTCATCTCTCTTAATCCGTTTGCTTTCTGAAACAAGTTTATCGTTTGTCATAATGTCTCCCTAATTAGAAATCTTGCTAGTGGCGTAAACATTTATTTGGTCAACTTCACTTATTTCATTTGCCAACTCTTGACGAACTTGTTTGTTCCAACTTTTAAAGAAATAATTTTTTTCAATCTCTTCAAAAACTTCTTTTTTGGAGTGGCCTTTGTTCAAAAGCCTCACAATTTCGTCTTGATAATTTCTCATGCGCTGGATCTTGTTTGTCATTTGTTTTCTCCCTTTCATCTGCATTATTATGCATATCTAAAATAAATTATCAACTGTACTTGAATACAAAGAAAAAATGGTTATTATGTCAGGATGCTAAAAGAGAAGACGATAGAATTGTTGAAGGAAAGTCCGAAGCCTCTTCCAAAGATTGCAAAGGATTGCAAACTTAAAGAAAGGTGGCTCTATCATTTGAAGAATGACTATTGGGATGATCCCGGCGTTTTGAAGATAGAAAGGCTCTATGAGTATCTATCTGGTAAGTCTTTGAATTTAGGCAAAAAAAGGAAATAGTGTCCCAAAGTGTCGGAAGAAAAAAACCGATAACGCAGCGCACCACCTGCACAAAAGGGTAGCTAGGAGATGGATAAATCCGTAGCTAAGAGACTCGCTATTCGATAACACTTTTTCCTCCGTCATAGTTTTAAAAATACCGCTCGTCGGTAAAGTGGTTTATGGGAGAAAGATATGAATTACACCGAAGACTTTGAACATTACTGGAGCTTGTACCCCAAGCAGACCGGGAAGGGAGCCGCCTTCGCAAGTTGGAAAAAGTACACGAAAGCAGAGCATGAGCTAATACTAGATCACCTTCCACAAAGGTTAAAAACTGATTCAGACTGGCTTGAGGGTAAGTTCATCAAGAACCCTGCGACTTGGTTGAATCAAAGATGTTGGGAAGACAACTATAAGAGAGCATCTCAATTCGCAAGGATCTCAGCTATCAAAGAAGAGGCATGGTGCGATAAGTGTGACAGCTATAACTTCACTCGAAGGCATGAGGACATCTGCGAAAACGGAGAAGAGTTTTATCACTTGAGACTTAAAAACAAAAAATGGGTTTTCTCAAACTACAAGGCGACTGAACTTGAAACGGTCGCTTGAACAAAACGACTGCCTTCACAAGTGGACTAGAGTGATTTCTAGTCACCTTCAAGACTCAGGCGTGGCTGTGAGTCACGATACAGTAAAAGAGTTAATTCTTTTAGAGTTGGGAAATACAAAGAGAGTCAAAGTGCCGGGACTTCAAGAAAGGGTCATTCCCATGCGAAGTCATCAATATAAACAAATGGACTTTGATCTTAACGAGTACGACAGAAAAAATAATTTTATCTCTATGAACGCTCTTCTCTCTAAGGTAGAGGCGTGGGCTGCAACAGACTTGAACTTACAATTGGAAGGAGTAAAATCTAAAGAGGGAGTAAGCTAATGTTTTTTAAAAAGAAATGCGCCAATCAAGCGTGTGATAATAAACACAAGATGACCCTCGACCCCGATGAGCATTGGTGCGACTTTTGTTACGGAAAAAGAGTCAACAAGCAGGAACGTCATCTGCGAGGACTTAGGAGAGAACAGGAGCTTGTCGCTAAATATTGGAAGGCTCCAACGTGGGTTCCAGAAACATGAGAGGGAGAAAAGGGCCACAGAATTTAGAAAAGAAAACGGTTCCTCAGTTACAGAATACCTTATGGCCTATCTTTGCTAACTACATCAAAGCAGTCTATGGTTCAGAGTGCTTTACTTGTGGAAAACGATGCGAGGGTAGGGACAGACAGGCAGGACACTTTATTCCCCGGACATATTCTCCAGTAAAATACGATGAGGACAATGTTAGAACTCAATGCTCTCATTGCAATGAGTTCCATCATGGAAAGCCTGTAGAATTTGAGAGAAAGCTAAGACTTCAGATCGGAGATGAGGCAGTTGAAAACCTAAAACGAGAATCCACGAAGACTTGGAAGTGGGATCGTCAGTGGTTGATTGATAAGATTCTCTACTATCGACAAGCCTTAAAAGAAAGGGAGGAAGCTGCATGAGTCTACTAACTTCACTGATTGCGCCAGTTGCTAACATTGCTACCGGGATTATAAAAAACAGAGGCGAGATTTCTAAAGCGAAACACGAAGCTAAAATGTCTCAGATTCAGAATGACGCAGATTGGGAATCTAAGATGGCCGATGCTTCTGCTAATTCGTGGAAAGACGAGTGGTTTACAATTTTGCTTTCCATACCCTTACTAGCGGTCGGTGCTGGCGTTGTGATGGACGATCCCCTTATCATTGACCGAGTAAAGTCAGGCTTTCAAGCTCTCGAAGAGTTGCCAGATTGGTACAGCTATCTTTTATTCCTAGCAGTCTCAGCATCTTTTGGAGTGAAAGGCGTTGATAAACTAATGAATCTGAGAAAGAAATGAACAAAGAACTAGAGCCGGGAAGTGAATACAACAAGTACGATACTGACGGAGATGGCGTGGTTACAGATGCAGAACTCGCCACTACTGAACGACTGCAAGCCTTAGAGTTGCAAAATGAGAAAGCAGATGCTCAGAAAACGATGTGCTGGTTTGCCTTGTGGGGGATGCTCCTCTATCCAAGTGGAATAGTGATCACTTCGTTTTTAAAACTGGATTCGGCTGCTACCATCCTTGGGGACATTGCCTCCGTATATTTCATATCCGTGTCTGGCCTGATCGCTGCCTTCTTTGGGTTCCAAAGTTTTAATGGTAAAAAATAATGGAAATCTTAATCGCAGTTGGTTTTATTGTTGGTTATGTATTAGGGAAACACTATGGCCGTTAACTTAGATCAACTTTACGAAGAGATTAAAGCAGACGAGGGACTTGTAACTAATGACGAGGGCGAGTCTCTGATCTATAGGTGTACAGAGGGCTATCTGACTTGTGGCATTGGTCATAAGATCGTGGAGGGAGATGCAGAGTATGGATTCGTGGAAGGCGATACAGTCCCAATGGACTCGGTTAAGGAACACTTTGAGAAAGACGTTCAAACAGCTATTGAGGACTGCCGAGCAATTTATGGAGACGGATTTGATTCGTGGAGTGAGGAACGCTGTCATATCGTCACTAACATGGCTTTTCAACTTGGTAGAAAAGGGCTATCTAGCTTTAAAAAGTTTAATGCGTACTTTCAAGAAGGAGCTTATGGCGGTGCGTCCTTGGAAATGATGGATAGCAAATGGGCTTTACATCAAACACCAAATCGGGCCAAAAGATTGAGTGAACGAGTCCTAGCGTTAGCCAATGACTCTAGCCGATAAAGCAGACAAGTTGATAGAGCTATGGGTGAGGGAACTGGCTCAGGAATCAGCCAATCCCTACAAGGCTCAGAGTCTCCTCGATGGACACTTTGCCCTTGAGGTTGGAGGTAAGCGGAATCCCTTGAAGTCATACATCAACGCAAAGGAAACGAAATCACCGCCAAGGGACATCATTAGCAGCGATTTGATTTTGATTGACTCAATCATTGGTCAGATTAGTAAGGTGAATAGTAAATATCCTTTAGTTTTAAAATGGTTTTATAGTACAGGCGACATGAAGCGAGTAGCGAAAGAGGCAAGCGTTAGCCTTACTAAAGCAAGGGAACTAAAGAATACTGCATTTGACTTAGTACAAGTTTTATTAGATGAAAAATTAGGAAAGAACTATGGTTAAAAAGTTATGGGAAAAGATTAAAAAATTGTTGGGCTTGACCCCGGAGGTTGAACCCCCAAAAGCCAAGCCCAGAAAAGCTAAAAAGAAGAAAGCCCTCTAGCGAAATCTAAGAGCTTTTTTCTGAACTGAGGCAGGACATACACCTCCACCTTAACGAGTCCCTGCCTCCTGCGTTTCAGCCTATGGCGTTGAACCCGGTCACGATTGAGCCGGGCTTTTTTCTCCTCTTTGGTTTCGTTCATGCCTCAACACCTTCTAAAGCCTCTTGAGCCTCTTTCTTGGCTCGCTCAACTTCAATTTCAGATAAGTTCTCAGCAAACGATTGTGCATGTGTGATTGCTCTTTTAGCTTGCTCTTCTGTTGGTGCTGAAATCGCAAGTTTAAGTGCCAAAACGAGCGCATCGTAAAGATTATCAATTTTTACTTCCATTTTTTTCCCCTTGATTTAGTTAAATTACTAACAGCCCATCCTTTGCTCATCTATCGCCCACGCCTCTTCCTCTGCTTCTAACATTTTCATCTTTTGAAGTTGCTGCTCTAATTCTTCACGATGCTTGGTTTCCAAGCGTGAAATGTCATAATCTTGGACAGTCGTTCTCCCATCGCATTGAGGGCAAGTGACATCATAAACGCCTGAATAATAATTTTTGTAGAACTCGTCCCGGTCATCTGGGTGAATCTCGTCGGCAGTCATGCCATTAAATGCAGGATTGCCAATGTTGCCCTCACCTTTACAGGTCGGACAAACTACCCATTTTTTAGTAAGTAGGTATTCTGTCGTATCTTCTGATTGCCACCTCCCATCTGGAATTAAATATTCAATGTCGCTGTTGTACTGGTAAGCCATTTTGTTTCCCCTTGATTTATTTAAGTTACAAAGATGATAATGCATCATTACATGTAACGCAAGTTATTTAGTGCAATTAAATAAGGTATTTTTCTGCACTAACTTTTGCGCAGTTAATTACCCATATTTATTTGCGTGTCAGTATCGTGATACCACTTTTTTAGTATCGTGATACCAGAAAACCCTTTGCAAGACGTTTTTTATAGTGTAAGGTATGTGAAGGTGCGACTGCTGACTCTTGACCCCTTGAGGGAGTCTCAGCGCACCGGTGCATGAATCACCTTTTCATTGATGACATGATGCGGGGAATGTTTTTACTTTCTATCTCCCTCCCCGCTGATTGTTTTGAGAATCCCATGACAAAACGAGTCGAACGAAAACTTAAAAAAATAGCGAAGTCTCTGAACAAGGCAAGCAGGACTCATAAGGGCCAAGCGAGAGAGATCAACAAGATCGTGAAGAAGAAAGCCAAGACTAGGCGCAGGAAATGAGTAGACGTATTCTTATTGACCCTCATAGGAATAGTTCACAAAATCGGAGCTATGGACAGAACGTCACAACTGAAATGCTTTACAAAGTAGACTTCAGTAACGCAGCCTCAGACCAGAGTACGTCAGTTTCAGGCGTTACGGCCGAAAGCAAAGGCAGACAAGGACTTACCCTCACAACTCCCTCAGTCAGTAGTAACGTTGCTAGTTTTTACGCAAGCTCGGCTCATTCCGGGGATGGTGTGATAAAAGTGACTGCGACTTATGCCAACGGAAAGAAAGACGCTAGCTTTATCAAAGTGAAGGTCAACAACCCAACAGATCATAGACACTTCTGATGACAGAAGAGTTAAAGGGCAGAATTGAGATATTAGAACAGCAGCGAAACGATGCGATGAATCAATGCGTTTTGTTAGGCGGCCAGATCAAACAGATGATCGAACAGATTGAAGCATTGAAGAAGTTAAAGGATTTAGAGTCAGAAAGCGGTGTAGATCAAGAAATTGAAAATACTGAATCTTGAAATAGATAACATTTTTCCGTATGAGAAAAATCCTCGTAAAAACGACGAGGCTGTTAACGTGGTAGCTAAGTCCCTCGAGGAGTTCGGGTTCCAGCAACCGCTAGTATTAGACGCAAATAATGTCATTGTAGTTGGCCACACCAGATTTAGTGCAGCAAAGCAGCTTGGTTTAGAAACAGTGCCTTGCGTGATTGCAGATCACTTATCAAGTGAGCAGATTAACGCGTACAGAATTATGGACAACAAGTCAGCAGAGTATGCAAATTGGGAGAATGATTTGTTGTTAGGCGAAATAAATAGCCTAATTGATAGCGGCTATGATTCAGAATTAACAGGATTTTCTAAGGAAGAAATAACAGACTTAAAACTAGAGTTTGACTTAAGTTTTGCCTACGACAGCGTCAATAAGGGCGCATTGTCCGAAAGGTTCGGAGCACCACCTTTTAGCGTTTTGAACGCTCGAGCTGGCTACTGGCAAGATCGAAAAAAAATGTGGGCATCCTTAGGAATTGAGTCTGAGCAAGGGCGTGACGATAATTTATTAAAATATAGTAAAGTTACTCGACTGAAAACGGGGACGAGCGTATTTGACCCTGTTCTCTGCGAGCTTGTTTATAAATGGTTTTCTGCGCCTAGAGCCAAGGTTTTAGATCCATTTGCGGGAGGAAGCGTTCGAGGCATAGTAGCGGCTAAAACGGGGAGAAGCTATTTCGGAATCGATTTGCGAGCAGAGCAAATAAAAGCAAATGAATTACAAGCGAAAAAAATAGCCCCGGCAGAAGATATAGTTTGGAAGCTCGGCAATAGTCAAGACATCTTGAGCATAGCAAAGGGTGTAGAGGCTGATCTTATATTTACTTGCCCGCCTTACTCTGATTTAGAAGTCTATAGTGATGACCCAGAAGATCTTTCAACTATGGACTATGGTCAATTCATAGAAGCTTATCGGGACATTATTTCAAAAAGCTGCTCGCTGCTGAAGGATAACTCCTTTGCCGCAGTAGTTGTCGGAGAGATTAGGGACAAAGCGGGGGTTTATAGGAATTTCGTTGGCGATACCGTTAAAGCGTTTATAGATGCTGGTCTCGATTATTACAATGAGGCCATTTTAGTCACTATGATTGGTACTTTACCTCTAAGGACAGAAATAGCCTTTAATTCTGCTAGGAAGCTAGGTAAGACACATCAAAATGTCCTTGTTTTTGTGAAAGGTGATCCCATACAAGCGGCTGAAAAAATTGGGGTCGTTGACTTTTCAGAAATACAGAATGGTACAGAAAATGGCGAGCGAATACTCCAAACTTACGGATGATCTAAAAGCTAAAATGAAAGCCGCTTATGTGGTTGGAGAAGCTAATGCCGAGGGCTTCAGGCGCACTAAAACCATTGAGCAGTTGGCCGAAGAAAACAATGTCTCAATCAATACACTGTATAAAGCAGCGCAACGTGATGGCTGGAGAGATCAAAAAGATAAGTTTCAAGCGGAGTTCGAGGCAGAGATAGAAGCCCAGAGAATCGAAGAGTTTGCAAAAGAGTCGAAATTGCTGGACAGCAGTAGTTTGAACCTAGCAAAAGCCATATTAGTTACAGTGGGACAAAAGATAAAAGCAAATCAGGAAGCAGAAAGAGGTGGCGAGGAAGGGATGACTTCTAGCCACTTGCAGTCCTTGTCTACAGCCTCTTTAAACGCTCAGAAGTTAGCAAAGCTGGCTCTAGGAGAACCAACAGAAAACACAAGCATCAACGCAAAAGTCTCCGCTTATGAAATCAGTTTTACAGACGAAACAGAAGACTAAAATCCCAACTGCGTTCAAAGAGTTGTTTGAGCAGCATCGATACAAAGTCTATTGGGGAGGACGAGGCGCAGGGAAGTCGGTTCAAATGGCTTCAGCACTTCTGCTAAAGGGAACGGAAAGCCCGAAAAGAATTTTATGCGCCAGAGAGATCCAGAGATCAATCAAAGATTCTGTTCACTCTCTATTAGAGTCTCGCATTAAAGCGTTAGGGTTGCATAATTTTTATGAGGTAACCCAAAACGAGATTCGTGGGGTTAATGGGACGTCTTTCATCTTTTCAGGATTATGGCAAAACATAGAAAGCATAAAATCGATAGAGGGCATTGATTATTGTTGGGTCGAAGAGGGCAATAAGGTTTCAGAGAACTCTTGGAGGACTTTGATTCCTTCAATACGAAAGCCCGGATCTGAGATATGGGTGAGCTTCAATCCAGAGCATAAGACAGACGCAGCGTACCAGAGATTTGTTCTGTATCCACCGCAAAACGCAATGGTCAAGAAAGTCAGCTATCGGGACAATCCGTACTTTAGTCAGACAACGCTCCCAGAAGAGATGCAAATCCTCAAAGATCAGAACGAGGAAGAATATCTTCATGTATATGAGGGCGAGCTAAAGCAATTCGTTGACGGATCGATCTACAGAAAGCAACTTCAGCAAGCGAGAGACGAAGGTCGGATTTGCTGGTTCCCAGTCGAAAGCCTTGAGGTGCATACATTTTGGGATCTAGGTAGGAACGATTCGACTGCGATATGGTTCATGCAAGCAGTTGGAAAGGAACTGAGATTTATTGATTACTATGAACATAGGTTAGTGGACTTAGATCATTATGCTCATGTCCTCAAGGAAAAAGGCTATCTCTACGGAACACATTATCTTCCTCACGATGTTGAGGTGATCTCGTTAGGAAGTAACAACCGAAGCAGGAGAGACATCTTGGAGGGATTAGGAGTGCATCCGATTACGACTGTTCCGAGGATAGCAAGCGTTGAAGATGGTATAGCGATGGTGCGAGATAAATTTAAAGCTTGCTGGTTCCATGAAAACTGCGAAGAAGGTTTAGAGGCTCTCTCAAACTACCAATACCAGTTCGATGAGAAACATGACACATACAGAAAAGTGCCTCTTCATAACGCAGCAAGCAATGGGGCTGACGCCTTCAGAATGTTTGCGCAAGCGTTTGAGGAAGACACATATATCCAAGAACTCGACTTTGCAAGTGAGTGGTGATGAAAAGAAATAGCGAACAACAAAACGAGATCGTCAAAGAGGCGTTAGAACGCTTTGAAACTGCGTCCGATGGGTGGTCAGACATCTATGAGCAATCCGTCGCTGATGTCTCTTTTATCGATGACGATGAGGGTCAGTGGGAGGATTCAGTCCGAGAATCGAGACACAATCGTCCTTGCTTAACTTTTGACAAGCTCTCTGCATCCGTTGACCGAGTTGTTGGAGGCCAAATGGCACAAATGCCCTCAGTCAAAGTCAGAGCCGCAGAGGAAGGCGATGAGGACATAGCTGAAGTCTACCAAGGGTTAATACGTCAAATCGACCAGAGAGGCATACAAGCCTTTAAAACGGCATTTAAGTTTGCGGTTAAGTCCGGGTGGGGCTGTCTACTGGTGGATCACGATTACATCGATGACGTTTCTCTCGATCAAGACATTATCCTTCGAGAGATCAAGAATCCGTTTTCTGTACTCCTTGACCCAATTATCCAAGCTCAACACGTTCAAGAGGCTCGCTTTGGCTTTATGTTTGAGGACATGGAGCGCAAAGAGTTTGAAAGGCTTTACCCAGACGCAGAGTCTTATCCGGGTGAAAGCGACTTCACTTCAACTGGCAATATGGATTCATGGGTAAGCGAGGACTTTGTACGAGTAGCTGATTACTTTAGGATTTCGCTAGAAGAGAAAACGCTAGTCCAACTTTCAGACGGACGAGTCCTAGACTTGGAAGAAGTCCAGCCAGTTAGAGACGAGTTGAATCTGCAAGGCATTACACTAGGCAAGACCAGAAAGATTCAGAAGCGAAAGCTAGAGCGATTCAAGATCAGCGGCATGGAGATACTTGAAGAGGTTGAGTGCGTTGGAAGATTCATTCCTCTTGTCCCAATGTTTGGTAAGACTTCCAACATTAACGGTCGTTACATCACAAGAGGCATTGTACGCAAAGCTAAGGACGCTCAGAGACTCTATAACTACTCCAGAAGCGTAGCAGTCGAGGTTACAGCCCTCACTCCTAAACAGCCTTACTTCGTAACGCCAGCAATGATTAAGGGGCATGAGAGCAAGTGGAAGAACATGATGGTTTCAAACGATCCAGTTCTTCAGTTTAATTTTGACCAAGGGCAGAAACCTTACAGAGAATCCCCAGCACAAGGATCACCCGGACTCTTGCAAGATGCTCAGTTCGCAGCCGAGGACATCAAAGCAACCACCGGGATATTTGATGCAAACATAGGACAACAAGGCCAAGAGACTTCAGGCGTAGCAATCGGTCGAAGACAGTTTCAAGGCGAGATGTCTAACTTTGAGTATCAAGATCAACTCATTGACTCAATGGAGTTAGCCGGAAGGATTATGATCGACATGATCCCTGCCGTGTACGACACCGAAAGAACAATCAGGATTATAGGCGAGGACGAGCGAGAGGAAACGATCAGTGTCAATAAGACTTTGATGGACGCTCAGACAGGGACATTCGTCAAGACAATGGACTTGAACGCAGGAAACTATGACATCAAGATCGCAAGCGGCCCATCCTTCACAACTCGGAAGCAGGAAACAGCAGAACAACTGTCCTCGATGATTGCTCAAAACCCTGCCATGAGTCAGCTAGTTGGAGACATTCTATTCCAGAACCTTGATCTAGTGGGAGGCGATGAAGCGATCAAACGTCTCAGAAGCGCAGGAGTTAAAGCAGGAATCATAGAGCCTAACCAAGAAGAGGCCGTTGCACTTCAGTCTCAGATTGAATCTAGCAAGCAACTAGAGCAACAAGCAGCGCAGTTAGAACTCGCACTCAAACAAGCAGAAGTCTCAACCGAAAGAGCCGAGGCAATAGAACGAGAAAGCAAAGCAGCGATGAACACAGTCAAAACAGCAGTCGAGCAAATGAAGCTTGCAGAAGCTCAGGAAGACTTAGAATCTAAGCAGATCGCTCAGATGAGATTACGTCAGTCAGTGGGGCTACCAGTTATTTGATAACTACTCTTTACCTGATTAGTAATTTAACTTGGTATCACTTCAAAGACTTCAACGGTGACTACCAAATCGATGCGTGTTTAGGCACTAAAGCGCACATACAGAAGAACTTTAAGGTCAAGGGCGTTTGCTTATCAAAGTGGGATGACATTCTTATCCTCGACAACAAGGTATATTTTAATGGAAAAAAAAGATCCCAGACTTACTAGGGCGAACCACAAATAGGAGAGACGTTATGCCAAATGTAAAAGGTAAGAAGTTCCCTTACACAAAAGAAGGAATGGCAGCAGCAACGGCTAAAAAGAAAACAAAGAAAGCTAAAGAGAAAGGTGGATACGACAAATGAATCAACCGATGAATCGCACTCCGGCTCAAGACTTGGTTATGTCTCGCAGAGAAACACCGGGAACAGGTACGGCAGGAGCTACCGCACTAGCCAACAAAATGAACGTACCACGCACGGCATTACCCTCGTCAACGCCTCAAACGAATATGCCTGAGCTACCTATGAACCCGATGCAAATGGTCACAGGTAAGGACGGCAAGAAATACCAGATCGTGATTGATCCAAGTACAGGCTTACAAACTTTTATTCCCTATCGTGAACCAGCAGGCAGAGGAATGGGGCAGATGCGTGGAATGGGCGAGATGCGAGGTATGGGACAAATGCCCGGAGCTTCTGGACAAGGCGGCAGGATGGAGCGCATACAACAACTCGCAAGTCGTATGGGGCAAATGCAAGGCCAAAATCCGACTAATCGTCTAAGTAGTCTACTGTCTGCAAGTGGCTAATCAACTTGCTCCCAGAATGGAACGCAGGGGCGGTGGTGGTGTAAACCGTCTCTTAGGCATCATCGAGCCAGCTATGACAGTTGGTTCTGCGATTGCTGCTGAGGTTCCTGCCCTTGCAGTTGGTCTAGGTTCTCTTAACACAGTGGAAGACAGTCAAAGACCGCTGAGTGACGCAGTAACAGCCGCAGACGAAGTTAGAGAGATGCTTACCTATAACCCTCGCTCGATGGAGGGTCAGGCAGGGATGCAGTCTCTTATAAACTCTGTTAGTCAATTAGCCGACACGGTTGGACTCGATAGAGCCTTTCAAGTCTTGAACGAAGAGATCATTCCTAGAGTACAAAGCACACTAGGCGAAGACGCTGCGAGAGAACTTGGCTCGATGGCGATGATGATCCCGGCTGTTAAAAGAGTCACAAAAGTAGTGCAGCCAAGCGCAGACATAGAACAAGAAATAATTGACCCTGATAAAAATTTAATGTTTTTGCAGAACACAAGCCCTGAAGCCTTGCAGAGTTTTGACGAGATTGGCGGTATGCCAATGCCGTCTTTAGCAGTCACAAAAGAAGACATACCCTTTGAGGGATTTGGAGAAATAACTTTAGTCGGAAAACCTGAGAGCTTTGATCCGAGAGCTTCAAGAACTAACGAAATGTTTTCTGCTGACGCTTACACAGTGCGTGCGCCAAGACCAATGCAATTAGCAAAGAAAAACGCAGACGATATTTTTGAAGAGAAATTCGGGACATCAAAAGAATTAGAACAACTGGATGTGAATGCTTATGGTTTGATAGAGAATTTAAGGTCACTATCATCTAAAAATCGGGCGTATCCAGAAAGTTATAACCGTATTTCCGAGTTTTTTGAAATTCCAAGAATTGCTAAAAAATTATTTGCATTAGATCAAGGTTATGACAAAAACAAGTTACCAAAACAAAATGATTCTGTAGAAGTAAGAAAACAAAAAGAAATAGAGTTAAATGATTTTATCAGTCAAAAAGAAGATTTAGAGTTTATAAGAAACAAATCTGAAAACAAAAATAATTTGTTGGAATCTTGGAAAGAAAAACAACTTTCTGATCTGTTGGAACCTGAAAAGGTTTTTGTCACAAACCCTGACCGTGATTATGTTACCGGCAGAGCTATTATTAAACCATATACCGCAGAAAACGTGACAAAATTCATGCGAAAAAGTAGTGGGCAAAATCAAGAGGTAGGATTTGATCAGTCAAGCATTGGAGCGCAAAGAGCCGCGACTGCTGAACCAATTAAATCCTTAAAACAAGCAAGAGAAAGAAAAGATGAATTACAAACAAAAGACGCACTTGAAGAGTTAAAAGAAAAACAGTACGAAGCCTTTGACGCAATCACAGAAGATTTAAAAAAATATTATGAATTTAATTCTGATCGTTTTGGTTTTGTTGATGAAGTAGGTGAATTGATAAAAATATCAGAGCGAAAAGGATTAGACGCTGCGTTTCGAGAAGTTGGATTTAAAGATGTCCCAGATGATTTGAAAGACGCAATCAACGAGTATAAAGATTCGTTACGCTCTGCACCTACTCAGTATTTTGAAGCAAAACCTAAACGAGTTGTTGATCTATCAGAATTCGGAGGGGCAATTGTTCCTAAAGGATCTGAGCCACAAATTAGAAAAATTTTAGAAAAATACGGAATCACTCGCTTGAAAACATACGAAACAGACGTTGAAAGAACTGCGGCACGAAAAGCCTTTCAGGACTTAATGTTTTCTATTGGATTACCTGCAACAGTCGCAGGGTCAATAATTTATGGGGAAGAAGATCAATCGGTTTAACGCACCGTAAAAGCGTGGGCTTACTTGCTGCCCTCTTAGCAAGGTAAACATTCGTGGAGACGTACTCATATGGAAACTGATGCAGCAATAGCTGAGGCTGAAATATTGCCAACGGAAATAGAGCAAGCCGGACAAGATGCTCAAGAGCCTTCACAGGGCGAAACCTCTGAAGCAGTAGAAACTCCAGAAACCGAGGAGAAAGCCGCAGAAGAGTCATCCGGGGACGAGACACCCGAAAAACTAGCAGAAGAGAAGCAGAAAAAGCGTAACTCTGTTCAAGAAAGAATCTCACAACTGGCACGACAAAAAAATGATGCGAACACTCGTGTACAAGAACTAGAACAGCAAGTTGCTTACTTACAGGCTCAGAGTCAGCCTCAAGCTCAAGATGCGCCACAAGCCTATCCAAGACTTGAAGACTACGACTACGACGAAGCAAGACATCAACAAGCAGTTCTACAGTACACCTCAAGCGTAAATGCTCAGAACGTGCAACAGGTCATGCAGCAACAACAGCAAGCCCAGATTGCCCAGCTACAAGCTCAGAAGGCACAAATTGCGTCTCAAGAGTTTGTAGAGAAAAGCAATGCATTTGCTTTGGACTACAAGGACTTCAACGAAACTGTTACTAATCCTAATTTCCATCAAAGTGATCAAGTAGCAAGGACGATTGTTGAATTGCCAAATGGCCCTGATGTTGCGTATTACCTTGGCAAGAACTTAAAGATTGCCAACGCTCTGAACAATAAAAGCGAAAGGGACGCCAGAGATGATTTAATTAGAATCTCAACAGCGTTACAAGTGAACTCTCGGAAACGTCGTGCTAACACTACTAACGCTCCTACGCCCGGAAAGACGGTGACACCTAAAGGAAAAGTCTCTAAGGACTTGGATAAGATGTCTCCCGAAGAATATCGAAAGGCAAGGGGCTATACTTAAAGGTAAATTAACATGGCTAATTCATTGCTCACACCGAGCATAATCACGAAAGAAGCCCTTGCTATACTTCATCAGAAGCTTAATTTCATAGGTACGATTAACAGGCAGTACGATGACCAGTATGCTCAAAGTGGGGCTAAAATTGGATCGGACTTAAAAATCCGACTTCCTAACGAGTTTACTGTTAGAACTGGCGCAACTCTCTCGTCGCAAGACGTAACAGAGCAAAGCGTAACTCTTTCAGTTGGGACTCAAAAAGGTGTGGACTTTACGTTCTCATCCCAAGAGTTGTCTTTGACAATTGATGAGTTCAAAGCACGATACATTGAACCAGCAATGGCGGTATTGGCTGCGAACATTGAAAGCGATGCTTTTTCGATGTCGAAGGACGTAAGTAATTTCGTTAATGGAGTAGGCTCTGCAAACTCCTTTGCCAACATAACGAAAGCACAAAAGGAACTGACCCTTGGCCTAGCTCCTTACGGTGATCGAGTGTACATGCACGATCCTCAAAGTGTTGTGGATATGCTGGCAGACACGAAAGGACTCTTTCAAGACTCTGGACAGATCGCAAAGCAGTACAAAGAAGGTATGCTAGGACGGATCTCAGGATTTGATCACTATGAAAATACCCTTGTCCCCACCCATACCACTGGAACGGCTGCGGCTACAACATCCTACTTAGTCAATGGGGCGAGTCAAACTGGCTCTTCTTTGACAGTAGATGGAGGATCAACGACCTTCCTAGTTGGTGACATCATCACTATCGCAGGAGTCAATAGAGTTCATCCTGAGACTAAAGCCGATACCGGCGTTCTTCAGAACTTTGTTGTGACCGCAAACTCAGGTAGCTCTGCGACAAGTCTATCCATATCACCCGCTATTACTGCTTCAGGCGGCAATCAGAATGTTAGCGGTAGCCCTGCTGACAACGCTGCTGTCAGTAAGTTAGGCGGTGGCAATGGTGCAGATTGGACTGATACTTTGGCTTATCACAAGGACGCGTTCTGTTTTGCTACAGCTGACCTTGTTATGCCGGAGGGAGTTGACTTCAGTGCGAGAGAAGTAATGGACGGTATCTCTATGAGAATCGTGCGAGACTACTCAATCAGTGCTGATACCTTCCCTTGTAGAATAGATATCTTGTACGGATATAAGACTATCCGTCCTGAGATCGCTACGAGAGTGGGCATTAACTAAACCCCCTATTAGCCGGGGCGTAAAACCCCCGGCTTTTTTCCAAGGTGAGATATGGCAACAAGTCAGGAAATCATTGATCGAGCAACGAGTCTTTTGCGTGTGCGTACTTCAGGCGTTACGTTCTCCACTGATGACGCAAACAAAAACGCAGATGTATTTATTGCGTTTAAGAATATGCTGAATGAGTTTGGGGAAGACGGTCTAGTAAACATTCCTGAGCCTTCTAGTTTGACGGCTACGCTAGACATTCCATCAGGATCAGTTCGAGGACTTGCTTACAACCTAGCGGTAGAAGTGGCGGCAGAGTTTGGTCTTGACCCAACTCCAATAGTCTTTGAGATAGCAAAAGAGACAAAAGATCGTCTTGAAAGTGAAATTACTTTAGACATGTCAATCGATGCCAGTGATCTCAGATGGTCGCATGGCAAATACGAGATAGATAGCGATAGCCTATGAGAGCCTCAGTACCTTTAGAGTCTAGCTATCAAAGCACACGGCTAGACGCAAACAGACAGCAAACCTTGAATCTGTTTCCTCACACACTGAGAGGATATAGGCAGTTTCCCGGCCATGTTACCTTTGCATCGTTTCAAGCCACAGGAGAAGCGATTACAGACAGTTTAGGTTCTGCCCTGACTGATTCATCGGCTGAAGCAATAACGGCCTCAGTCACGCCCGGAGGCGCAGACAGAGGATTGATTGCTGATGGGCCAAATGGACTTTTGTATCAGGTTACAGGCTCGGCTTTGTATTCGATTGATTCGGGTGGAGGGGCATTGTTTTTAGGTGAAATTGTAAACAGTCCAACCCCGGTTGTAATGGCAACTGATCGAAATCAGTTAATCATTTGCACTGGAGGAACGCCAGATGCGTATGTCTACACGGTCGCAGGAGGCTTACAAGAGATTAGCGATACCGATTTACTCCTAACTAGCAGCGTGGCTTTTTTAGACTCTAGGTTTATTTACCAACAACCAGACGGCTTTTTTGTTGTCTCAGCGTTGAACGATGGCACAAGCATAGCCTCCTTAGACTTTGCACAAGCTGAGGCTTTACCAGATGACTTGCTAAGGGTTTTCTCTCAAGACCAATACCTATACCTATTCGGAGAGACAACGACTGAGATATGGTTTACGAGTGGTACAGGTAGACCGCCTCTATCAAGACAAGCAGTTTTGCAACAAGGCATTTGCGGAACTTACGCTGTAGATAGTATAGATGGAGTTATATACTTCATTGATGCAACACGAAGACCGGGAATGATCCAAGGCGAGAATTTTGCTCCTTTGTTTGTTCCTGCAATCGGAGAACAGTGGGCAGGATTTGATGAGAGTGATTTTACAAACGCAAGGGTATCAGCCTACTCTTTGCACCAAGAAAACTTTGTAGACTTTATATTCGCAGATCAATCACAAATTTGGTCGTATCACGTTACCTC